CATATCCAGCAGTAAATCTCCTGAATTCAATTGCATTTTTTATTTGGTAAGTTCTATTTAAAATTGTCTTTAAAATACTATCCAAATAATTTAACATAGTCTGAAAATATTCAATTTTTGATGAAGTCTTCATAATTTCTTCATCAGCATCCATATACTTATCTATATCTGGTTTCAATACCTTGTGGTCAAATGGTTTTTCCTTGTATACTTCTGGGTCTGCTTTTCCAGAGTAATACATCCATTTTTCTTTTCTTAAAATTTTAAATTTATTCTCTTCTATTTTTTTAAGAAGAAGAATATTGTTATATATTTTATAATATTTTGCATGTAATGATGGAATTTTTATAGATTCTGAATGTAGATTGTCTGGATCTAATTTTGAATCTTGTTCCCATAACGATTGAATTTCATCAATATTCATAGTTCAATTTTTGTAATATTATATATTGTATATTTGAATGTTACTTGTGCTGTAATGTAATTGGAATTTGAATCCTTTGCGTCAAATCCAATTGTTGAAAGAGATACTGGAAAAAGTCCTTCAAATTTTACCGATGCAACTGGTCGAAAATTGCTGTTATATACAACCAATGTTCCATCTGACTGTCCAGAAAATGCAGTTTGTTTTCCTGGATTTAAGGAATCTTCGTTTAAAAGTCTTTGATACTCCTCAAGTGATTCTGGGTATCCAAATCCCCTTAACCAATTGTGGACAAGTAAGTAATTCTCCATGTTCTCATCAACAATGAAATCCAAGGAGAAATCATCGTAGGTTAATTTATCTCCAGGAATTGGAATATCCTTTAAATAAGTTGATTGTTGAGCAACACCCAAATTTATTGATGGAATGAGTGCAGTATTTGAGAAGAAATCGACTTTCGGACTTTTTGCTAATGTAAATTTAAATCCAGTAGTAGTTAGAAAATTTCTATTACTTAACTGCCTTTGTAATGGTAATAAAGTCTCCACTTTTAATCTCAAAATTATCTTTAATTATTTATTTGCATAAAAAAAGAGGGTCCGAAGACCCCCTTAATTTCCTTAGTGATGAATCACATTAGGTTGTCAACACGTACTCTTCTGTAGTAACGGTTGCTGTTTGCTTCAAGACGGCCAAGACCAGCACTAGTGCCTTCCGCAAATGGGTTAGCAACAATGCCATAACGAGTCTTGAATCCGATTTTTGGCTGGAAGCTGTTCTCACCAACTGCACGTACCATCTGGAGAGGTACATATGGGCAGTAGAAGAGACCTGCATCATAAGGTGAAGAACCCTTATAACCAACAACGTAGTACTGGTTAGCACTGTTGTTTGCTGCATATGGGTCGATGTAAACCTTGTAACGACCATTGAGAACACCTGCGAAGGTGTTACCAGTGTCATCAACGTTGAGGTTTGCATTGAGTGCAGGGGTGTAGTCAAGAAGTCCTGCGTGGGTGAGTGCTGAAGCAACGTCAGCAGAACACATGATGATGTTACCCTTTCCACGACGAGTTCTCTGAGCAATTCTGTTAGCATCTCTTTCGATCTGGAACAGAAGACCCTTGAACTTCTCAACTGACCAACGACCGTTGGAGTCGATGTCGAGGTCGAATACACCAGCAGTTGCGGTATTTTCTACAGCACCCTGCTCAGCAATCTTGTAGATGGTTCTGATAACTTCACGGTTGATCTCAGCAAGAATCTCGGTTGAGAGAATATTTGCTAATTCAGCCTCAGCATTTAGACCATGGATTGCCTTGAGGTCTTGTGCAAGCTCTAGTGAGTATTCAGCCTTGAGTGCTCTGGACTTTGCAGTAACGGTGACTTTCTCGATTGAGAATGCCATCTCGTTGAATGCAGCAGATCCGCTACCATCAAGTGCTTCTGACTCAGCAGTGCTCATACCCTGACCTACATTGTAGGTTCCACCACCTGGGGTGAGAAGACCTGGGTTTGAACCTGACTGTGCGGTAGTACCAAAACCAGCAGCAACACCAGTTGCACCAGCGGTATTTCCATAACCAGCATTCTGACCAGAGAATGCGGTATCTGCTTCGTTGAATAGTGCTTCTGTTCCGTTCTGGTTTGTATACTTCGAACGCATTGCGAAGATAAGACCAGTTGGAGCATTCATTGGTTGAACGCCTGCGAGGTCATATGCGACCAAGTTAGGCATTGAACGACGAATGAGTGAGATTAGAACTGGGTCAAAACCTGCAACAGGTGCAGATGCTGAACCACTAAAACCTGCAGCACCAGTTCCTGATGGGTTAGTGTTTACAGTTGGGGTCTCATAGAGAAAGTCACGCTCTTCACGGAGTGCTCTCTCTTGGTTTTCTAGCAGGATAGCAGTAACTGCTCTACGGTGGGAATCTTTAATTTCACCTAGACCATTATAGTCTAGGAGTGGTGCCCACTTCTCCTGCAATTGTTCTGCGTTGAACATTTGCATTTTAATTTACCTCTTTATGGAAATTGTAAGTTTGATTTCTTATGATATAAAAATCACTTTTTGGAAACTCTCTCAAGTGCTTGAAGATATACACCCATTGTTCCAGTTATTGGTTGGGTGTAATCAGTCTCTTCAGCCATGTAATCTTGGGTGTCTCTCTGAGTAACTACATTCGATGGGAAATATGATTCCCTCAAAGTTACTAGTTTCTCACGATAGTCTTCTTCACTACCAAACTCAACATTTTCTGCAAGAGAAGCAAGCTTGTCTTTCTGCGAAAGTGCAAGTCCTTCAGAAACTTCCGCAAAAATTACGTCAGTTACTGATTCTGCTAGTCTCTTATTTAGAGCAACATTTCTTTCGATCTGCTCGTTGAGTTTTGACTCCATTTCATCAAGTTTTTCTACCATGCTCTCAAGCACATCATATTTATCTTCAGGGATTGATACATAATGTTCTTCAAAAAGTCCTTTCAGACCCATGAGGAATGACTCAGTTGCCTGAGATTGAATTCCTCTTTCAACTGCGAGTGCATTCTCTTGAATCCACTCATCAGCAACATACTCTAAATATGCATCGAGTCTTTCGGTCAATGCTTCTTCAATTGCTGCAACTTCTTCTGTTAGTTGCTCTTCATAATGAGTAAGAATTGCCTCTTCAATTTGCTGTGTTCTAGCATTTAAAGCAGCTTCAAAGATTGTTTTTGCTTTATCTCTAAACTCTTCGGAAAGATCTTCACCAGATAGAAGGGCAGTTACATCTTCTTCAATTTCATTTTCAATAGCAATAAATGCTTCTTTCATTTTTTTCTTTTTATCATCTTCCTCATCTTCTTCGTCTTCTTCTTCACCCTCTTCGTCTTCGTCTTCTTCTTCTTCGTCCTCTTTTTCCTCTTTAGCAGCCTCTTCTAGTTCTTCTTCACCCTCTTCGAGTTCATACTCGTCCTCTACGAGTTCTTCATCTTCATCTTCAGATGCTTCTTTCATTGCTTTCATAGCATCTGCTGCCTTAGCACCCTTGTTTACAACATCCTTAACTTGAGCAAGGGTTGCTCCAGGAGTTTTTAATTTAGCAGAGTCATCGGTTGACTTATAGTTTTCTGGAGTAGGACCACCAAGGTCTTCCCAACTACCAGTCTGACCAGCAACTGCTCCTGGTGCAAGTTTATGCATTGGTTCTGCTGCTGCAGCATTAGCATTTACAGCAGTCTTAGATTGTTTAGTGCCTGTTTCCATTTCTTGTAAGTTTCTACCACGGGACATTTGAACTCTCCGATTTAATATATATCGAAAATCTATATTTATTTATAAATTAAAGATTTGATAAAAAGTCTTGGAACAGATTTAACTTCTGCTCATCAAGTTCTTTTTGGTCAACTAATGTATTTATTCTCTTATAAGTCTTCTGTGCTAGTTGCTCTCTGAGGATTCCTCCATCCCACACCCACTCCTTTCCTTCCATAATTCCAGAAACAAATGCATCGGGTGCAGATGGATCAGCAACAATATCAGCAGCAGTTGCAAGCATAAAGTCTTCACCAACAACTGAATAACCTTCATTAGTTGGCATCAATGAACCAACACCACGAGAAGAAACACCAAGCATTACTCCTTCACCTAAAAGTGAAGAGGCAATTTTACCCATTGGAGTTTCAAGAATTTTTGCTTTTCCAATAAAATTGCTTCCATCTCTATAAAGTTCACAAATTTTATGGGAAACTCTATCAAGGTTTACGGTAGGACCATCAGGATGTCCGAGTTCACCAAGAGCACGACCCTTCTGAATGAAGTTTTCGTTGTATCTCTTAACTTCTCTCTCAAGAGTTCTCATTTCATAGAGTCTCTTGTTTCTGTTTGGTTTATCTGCTTGCAGGAAAATACCTTCAATAAAAAGGGATTTTTTACCGTTCTTTTCTTCGGTAATAACTTTTACCTTTTCGATTTCTTCTGTGATTAGTTTCATTGTTCTTAGTTGGTAAATCCTACTTTTGCTACTTTTACTGTATTTGCTGATGCAAAAATCACATCGGTTGGGAGTTTTTGTAAGAATTCAACTGTACCAGTTGGCATAGTAAATGATAATGTTGTTGCTGCACCAACGGAAGGTGAAATACTTACAGTTGCTGCTGCTCCAGAACCGTTATATAACCTCACACAAGTTGCCTCACTAATGCTAGATGCTGTGCCAGCAGTCGTTGGCATTGCAATCTCAGTAGTAATTATTTTTGTTCGTTGCATTGGTATAATAAAGACTTTATTAGTTATTTATTAATTATCTTTGTTCAATCCAATTCAATACTGCAAGTGCTGCTTTGTTAGTATTGGGACTTGCACAAGCAAGAGTATAAGTATCACTAATTGTTCCAATACCAGTTCTGCCCAACTGAATTGCTGCTTTAGTATCAATCTCAATCAGTGCTGCACCACCACCAACAACAAATCCATTTAATAGAGGAGTTCCTCCAGTTACTGCAGTT